ACCAATCCTTGTCCTCGCCCTGGCCTGTAATTATAGTAACTATCCCCAAGATTAACCCAAAGAGTTCCGTCATCTTTGAGCACATTTTTCACCTCCCTGAATACTTGTATTAAATTTTCAATATATTGGTCAGGTGTTTGCTCCTGTCCAATTTGATTCTCTTCACCACCATAATCCCTAAGACCATAATAAGGCGGTGATGTTACACACATCCTCGCCTTACCATCAAATTCTTTTAGGGTCTCACGACAGTCACCAAAGAGAATTGTATCAGTTACCATAACTATATTCTGTCCTTGCTGCTTCCTCCAACTTTGCCATCACTTCGTCTGTGAAGTATTTTGTAGGATCAGAGAGTATAGACTTAGGATAAACATTACTACCACCAATGGCGATACGGTTGCCCACCCTCTTAAATACTCCGTACTTTTCACCAAGCTCCAAGAGTCCATAATATTTGTCAAGTCCACGTTCGTCAAAAAATAATCTAGTTTCAACTTTACTACCCTCCTTAGATAATCGTGATTTTTTTGCTTCGCACTTGATAATGTTACCTACCAATTCAGTACCATCTTTCTCTTTCTTTTTACCAAGATAGATGATAGTAGATGCTGCATACTTAAGACCTGTACCACCTCCCATTTCCTTTGTAGGAATATAAGAACCAATCACATCGTATGTGTGGTTGGTCACAAGCATGGGAATACCTGCCTGTCCTAACTTCAATGTCAATACCCTGAACGCACCTTTAATCAATTGTGATTTGGTCATGTCTCTAACTTGTTTATCGTTAGCAACATCTTCCATCTCTTTTAATGTACTAAGCATACCAAGAGAATCAAGAACGAACATCAATGGTTGACGCTCCTCCTTTGGTTCCTTCATATACTTGTCAACAATTCTACATGCCTGTGTCCTGAACTCTTCGATAGTAGCTACAGGAAAGATTACCATACGTGAAGAATCAATCCCTCTACTCTCAATCATGTCTTTGCTTAAAGCAGACTCAGACTCAAAATAAATGACCCCACCAGTAGGGTTATTACTAAGAAAACTACGGACAACACTAAGGGCAAAAAAAGTTTTTCCAGTGCTGCTTTCACCAGCGAGGGCTGTAACCTTATTGGAAGGAATACCCCCAAACAAAGAACCGCTAACGACAGCATTAAAAATGTATGACCCAGTATCAACAAACGAGGTAACATCACCTGCTGCGACACCATCACTAACAATACTTGCAAATTCATTTCCACTATCCTTAATTACAGAATCTAAGAATCCCATTTAGCTTCATCCTCATAAAAGTTTACATAATTATAATCCTTACTCATGAGTTTAGCAAACCCAAGAGCAGTATCATGATCCTCAAAGCATTTAATGTCATGAGAATCAATTTGTCCAACCACATGATTAGTCCATGTGACTACAAAAACTTTCTTGTTCATTCAAAGAAACTCCCAATGCTGATGGTTTTCTCATGCTTCCATCCAATACATTGTAGCACGTTCTTCAAAGGTTCCAAGAAACTCTTCTCGAATTGTGTTTGGTAATCCACATATTTTTCAATACCAAACTCTTTCGGCAACTCACCAAAGAAGCTAATAGCATTCTCATGGATTGGGTTTGGTGTCTTGAGGTACATAAATTTAATCTTTTCACCCTCCTGTATCAAGGCATGTTTATTTTGTACCTTGTGCTTCCTCACATAATGATTATACAGGAGAGCACCCCTCACATGGATGGGTGTCCCTTTACTATAGATCTCAGTTCTGTGTCTATATTTCTCAAGGTTGTTGCACCCTCTGGGGAATGCGACTTCCTCATAGGGTCGTTCTCTGGTCTCTGCTCTGACAACATTGATAAAATCGATAAGTTCATCATTTGTCTTGCCGATAATAATCTTAAATGCTGCATACAACTTGTCCCTAAAATATGCTGGTGTGGATGACCTAGCAGTTTCAAGACCCATGATTTTCATCTTGGGTTCTTTGTATCGAACACCTTCACTGTCCCATACGTTAAGTATGTATCTCTTCTTAGCAGTCCAGATACCACGGTCAGCGATGTTCTCTCGCTTCATGCTCATCTTTTGATCATATGCTGAAACGTAGTCCGCCAACTCTTGATATGAACCCTCAATAAAAGGTTCCAGTTTCTCTTGGCAAATCTTGTCAAGTAAGGAAACAACTGCTGCTTTATCACTAGACTTACTACTAAAAAATTTAGTAACAAGAGGTCCAAGGTTAAGATAGATTGAGTCAGTGTCAGATGCAATGACATAATCAACCTCATCAGTAGAGAGTAGTTTATTTAGATATGCATTCATCTTGTTCTCAATCCAACGGATAGAGACCTGACCAGATAGAGTGATAGCTTCTGCATTAGCGAGACGATAATATCTGAAGTGCTCGTTACCAATAGCACCATAAGCACTGTTGAGAGATATCTTCTTTGCCATCTGAATGTTATTACATCTGGCAATCTCTTTCATAAGTTCAACAGTAGGAGTTTTTTCATACTCCTGCTTCGCCTTGATCATCCTCTTCTTAAAGATAACACGACTGTCGTACATCTTCTGCATCATCTGTGGTAAGAACCCGTGCTTATCTTTACGATACTGTGCTCCATTTGCACAGACTGCAAACTCACCATCAATCTCAGTCTTTTTGTTTAGAATCCCTTCAACGCTTGCGTTGGGATGTCTAGTCTCCCGTAAGGTTTCTGGACTGATATTGTACTGCATAATGAGATGAGGATACAAAGAGTTGAGATCAAAAGACACAACCCAATCATAGAATCCCGGTTTCGGTTCTTTAACATAAGCCCCCGCATACTTTTCAGATTTATCATTTTGCTTCTTAGGTGGAATAGCAATATTACGCTTCAGAAGTTCAACGTAAATATAGTTATCCCACATACGAACCTGACTGAACACATCTTCATAATTCACCTTAGCATCATATGCCATGGTGTATGCTAGTTCAATCAATTTCATCTTGTCATCAAGTTGATCTACCAACCTAACGTCATGGATGTTGTACTCGATGAACTTCTGCCAATTGTTCTCATAGAACTCTTTGAACGTATCATATTCAGAGTGATCAAGTTTCTTCTCACCCAGTTCTACATTACAAATATGATCCAACCTATAGCTTTCTTGGTTAGTATAAGTAAATTTCTTATACAACTCAAGATAATCTAAGGTGGATATACCAAGTGTATCTACAGCAAACTGTCTACGTCCTTTAATATAAATCTCACGAGTAGAAACAAGTCTCCATGGAGAAAGAAGTTTAGTAAATTTTTCACCAAGAATACGATCAATGCGATTACGAATGTACGGCATATCGAATAGCTGTACGTTCCAACCTGTAATTACGTCAGGATAATTTTCCTGCCAGTATTCAAGGAATGCTCCCAACATGCCTTCTTCTGATCGGAAATGCATGTAGTCCACCATGGGGTCTTTATTATTGAATGGACGTGCCCCGAACACAACAATCCTACCAGTGAAACTATCTTTGATTGAAATGGCAAGGATCTCCTGATCTGCTGTTTCGATATCAGGTAAACCGTTTTCTGCTGCGGTTTCAATGTCAATTGTGAAAACACGGATCTTACTAGCATCAAACTTAAGTTCTTCTTCTGGATGTTGTTCTGCAATATACTGATATAAAAATCTACTGTTTCCATAGATCTCAAAATCAGGTACTTCTTTGTATTGTTTTATAAACTCTCTAGCTTCTTTAATAGAACCAAATTGATGAGGTTCTACACAATTTCCTTCTAGTGTACGCCACTTTGAATAATTTTTACTAGGCAAATACATCGTGGGGTTGAAAGGAACCCTCACGTTGTAACGATTGCCATTTTCATAACCACGTACAAGCAGACGGTTGCCTGCTTGCTCTACACTAGTGTAAAATTTCATTCAAGAGATTCAAGATAACGAGCAAGGATTGCCTTGCTAGGATTAGTCACAATAGTCACATCAGAAGACCGAACATTAAACTCAGTCTCTGATGAGTGTGTTGCCCAAGGGGTTAGTTGACCTTCACAGTCTACCACATATGGTTGAACTAACCATATGTCAGGGTCACCTGGTAAAGTGTCACCCTCAACTGATTCTACCTGAGTGACGATCCACTCATTCTGCAGTTTGATTAGGTTCGCCTTCAGTTCCATTTTGTTGCTCAGGATAGAAAATTTGTTCTTCGGTTAATCCAATTTCGCGAAGTCTACTCGCAAAATTATCAAGAATATTATTGTCAGGGAAAACAACACTAATAATATGTTCTCCTCCAAGACGATGTTCTTCTACTGGAGAGAAAGGACACCAACGAGAATATGAAATAGGAATAGTTCCATCTTCATTTCCATTACCAAGTGCTAGCTTGTATGGATATAACATACGATATCCAATAACTTTATTTTCATCTTCTTCATTACGAACTTCACCGAAGATGCAAAGAACATGATCTCCGTTCGCTAAGGTGACAATACGAACATTATGATTCGTCCTCAATGGGGCGTTCACTTGTTGTTCAGTTTGTTCAGTCATTTAATACCTCTGGTTGAATAGTTTCAGTTTTGGATTCATTTTCTTTCTTTTCTTTAATTTTGTTTTCATATGCATTTTGCAATCCTGGTTCAGGAGTGCTAATTGTCATTACACAATCATATGGAATTTTAAATTGCCAATCTGGAGTGTAAGGATTCCATTTACTGAACCTAACTTGGTATTCCATACCATGAGATTCAGTTAGATATTGAGGGGTGCCATCATCAAGGTTTAAGATATAAGGTTCTTCCATCAAGAGGCAAACACCTTTACGGTCTTCACCTTCCTCATCAAAGATCTCTTTCAACTCAGTAATGATTCGTTCTCCCGTCTTTAATGTAACGATAGATACTGCCATAGCTATAAGCGTGTAAATTTATTGTAGCACGAAAAAATGGAGGAGTCAACCTGGATTTTACCAGGTGCTCCTCGCGGCGACGATGTGATTTATTTAGAGATGTTTTTTACGTTGTTGTTTTTCAGGTAGTTCCTTATTCAATGTGATTGTCAAGAGACCATCTTTAAATTCCACAGTCTCGACTTCCACATCATCTCCCATCTGCCAGTTGCGTGAGAATGTTCTATATGAAATTCCTTTATGTGCGTAATTTCTTTCTTTCTCTTCTGGTGATTTTCTAGCTGTTACTGTTAAGACATTTCTTTCCGTCTCTACAGCTAGATCCCCTTCTGAAAATCCAGCAAGAGCGACCTCCAATATGGTTCTACCACTAGGTCCATTAATGACATTGTAAGGAGGGTAGCTTGTTCCTGCTCCTGCAAGAGTTTCAAGTCTGTGGAATGTTTCATCGAGTCCCAATGAGAATGGGGAAAGTTGCTGCCATGCATAATTGTTTACCATTGTCCTTTAATAAGCGACTGTTTACTGTGACCCGTTAGGCATCACATTATTATTTAACGATAACCATTAAAGTTTTAATAACGGTTTTCACTAATTAAAGAATACGGGTTATACCAATTTTACTGACTTCAAAATACATTCTTGTTGTTCATCTCCAGCAATTCTATTGTTTGAAATATATTCAAGAGTATGAAAACTAAACATATCAAAACCAATAGAAACTCTACGAGAATCACATGAATCTACTTTGTGCATAACCCAAGAAGGAAACATAGCCATTCTTCCTGGTTTATTTTCACACTTCCATGGACCATAGTAATTACTTAAGTGTGGTATAAAAAAATCAGTAGTAGTTTTATTATCAGATAACATTAAGGTACCACTGATAAATGTATTTTGGTGCCAAGAGTGACAATGAACTGGCACTGCCTCTCCAGGTTCTAAAACTACTGCCCAACCTCGAATCCACAAATCATCCAATCTCTCCTTATCATACTCTAAAGAATTTAAGTATTCACTGTATACTCTAGTTATGGATGACTTCAAAAATGTAACTGATGGTGAGTCCCATTTAAAAATATTATAGTTTCTCCAAGATGAAAGATAAGAACCTATTTTTTCTTTCCCTACATCTTCTATCAATGATTTAATAAAAAAAGGATTAAGATCTTCTACCCATATAGGCAAATCAAAAGATGGAGCAAACGGTGTCTGAGGTTCCCATGATTTCCATCTATGTAAATTTGTATATTTTGTTTTTATCTTACAATCAGCGTTGTCTAGGACATTAATCATCCTGTTTCTTACGACCGATATTATATTTGGACTCAAGCGTCCATTCACCTTTCTCCTTAAAGGAGAGAACTTTAATCTGATTCAAAGGAGCTAAATCAGAAATTTTTTCTTTACTTTCTACAGAGATATTAACCAGTCCCCAGTCAACTAAGAGTTGAACAATTCTATTACGACGTTGTACATCATTCAAAGAAAGATTTGTATTCTTGCCATCAAGAGCAAATAATTCTTTAAAGTGTACAATAAAATATCTTCCTTGCTTATGCAAGATATGACAGGACTGATAGATTTTTCTTTCTTTACGTGATGCAACACCAATCCTAGTTAGTGTTTCTCTCACCTTGAGAAAATCATCTGGTTCATTCAAGACAACCTCAACCATATCGGTTTGTCGCCATTGAATTTCAACTTCACCGCTCATGTTTACCACCTTTGCTCAATGC